CAATACAACTACGCTTACGTGACGTTCGCTAACGGCGAATCGTTGTTCATCGGTGTGCCATGGATTCGTCCAGGTACGATCGTATCTTCCGATGGTAAGAAACTGACACTCACTTTCCAGAACCGTGATGACCGTCGTCGCCGGCGTATCTTGGAAGCACTGTCAACCATCAACGAAACACCAGACGCCCAGACCTGGGAATAACGAGCCAGCCTTCGGGCTGGCTTTATGCCGGAGATTAATCATGTTGTTACGCGAACACAAGTTTGAGGTTTCCTTATTCGATGCCAAGCGTACCTATGCTGAGCTCGAAGAGATCCTTCGTTTCAAGTTGAACCTGACACGTAAGCTGTCGGGTACACCTGAGTTGATCTGGTGTATCAATGACGAAGCGACGCGCTGTATTGTTCTGAAGATCGGTAACGACAAGTTTTGTCTGTTCACCGAAGTAGCCAATCAGAAACATCCTCAGAACTGGGAATGGATCGACATGTGTTTTGGTCATGACCGTCTGGATGTTCTGGCTAAGTCGGACGTCAAGATGGGTATGGCTTTTCTATTAGCTGCTGCACGAGGAGAAACAATCGCATGATTATGCCCCCACCAGAGTTCTTCCCACCACGGCGTAAAACCAAAAGTGAGATCGAACTGGAGAAACTCCAGGAACGTGGTCTTAAGTTCTGGAATGCCTTGGCCCGCTTCCAGCCCTCCAAGAAAAAGAGGAAGAAATAAAACACTGACCAGCACAACACTCTGTGAATGTTTGTTGATGTGTCTCTTTAGAAAGTGCTTCTTCGGAAGCACTATTTTTTCCTGAGAGAGCATTGGCCGTGACAGAGGTGTTTAATGGCACTCCCCGAATTACCGAATCCTTTCTTGCTACCGACCTCCCATTACTCCCGGGATTTCGATATCATCGAAGGTGCAATAAATGACAACGCAAGGTACTTGCAGCTCATGACCCAAGCTCCATTCGAGCAATGCGCGGTTTGGGTCCGCGAGCAGTTTCGAACGACAGGTCAGTTTCCTCTGGCTGATCCCCAAACATTCGTTCTGGATAAGAACCTGAATGGTGATCGCTCCAAAAAGACCACAACGTTCATGGGCTTCCTCAAGCGGGTTGAGAAACAGAGTCTTCTGTTATCCCCATCCTTGACGGCATACATGCCCGAATCACAGCGTCAATCAACTCACGCCATTTACATTAAGGAAGGTGTTGCTAACCGGAAAAGGGTAAAAGGCGAGCAGATGGCTGCTGAGCGTGCGAAGAACTTCGAGTTAGCCCAGGTCCGTAAGGGTGAGCAAGAGAACTTCAAAATTAACAATAACTCCTACTCAGGAGCTACGGTTAGTGCCGCCACGATTCTGTACTACAAGTCTACACACTCCTCGTTGACTTCGACCTGCCGTGTGGCAACGTCTTATGCAAACGCAAACAACGAGAAGTTCCTGGTGGGTAACCGCCACTATTACAACCCAGAAGTTACCAAGGCAAACTTGGTGTCCATTATTAACCTGACCGATATGGAGAAACTCCAGAACGCGATGGATACGTATGGCTTCGTATACCCAGAACCTGAAGACGTTGTCGACATGGTTTTGTACTCATCGAAGAACTACTGGCAGAACCGCGTTTATACACAACAGATCCGTGTGATGGCACATGGCATGACCCCACTGCAACGTGCAGCGGTTATGTATGTGGGTGACTTGTATCACCTGAACAAACTGAACCCAGTTCAAGTTCGCCGATTCTTGGACTCGATCTCTCAAGTCGGTACTCCAGATAACACGATCTCCAAAGAGGAATTCAAAAGCCTTGATGGTGATACTAAACTGCTGACGTACTTCCTCTGCTTTGAGCATGTACGTGGCCGTTCTGATGAGCTGTTGGAGAAAGAGAACCCAGAAGTATTCGATGTGTTGTATTCAACGGGTAAAGGCGTTGTAGATGGTTTGGATGCACACCGTATCCTGATCGACGCATTGTTCCTGACCCGTAATATCCCGCACTCGATCCATGCATTCAAAGACTCGTATCGTCGTGCCGCAGTTATCTCCGACACTGACTCCACGATGTTCACGATGCAGTTCTGGGTTGAAGAGTTCTATGGTCGTGTATGCTTCACACCAGAAGCTAAACGTACCGTGTTTGGGCTAGTGTTCCTGGTGTCCGAAGTTGTGATGCACATCCTGGCGATTCAATCGGCCAACATGGGTGTAGCGGAAGACAAGCTTCGTTTGCTGGCTATGAAGAACGAATACTACTTCGCCGTGTTGTCATTGACGACTCGATCGAAGCACTACTTTGCATCTCAGGATGCGGTAGAAGGTATCATGTTCGAAATTGCCCGTATGGAAGTTAAGGGTGTCGGTCTTCGAGATTCTAAGGTTCAGCCTCGGATCAACAAGAAAGGCAAGAACCTGATGGAACACATCATCGAATGTGTTAAGACTGAGACGCCGATCGACTTGGCCAACATTCTGAAAGACATTGCTGATATCGAACGTGAGATCTATATCTCGGTACGTACGGGTAAGGCGGAGTACTTGACGACTGGCCAATGCAAGAAGTCCGGGGCGTATAAGTCTGAAGAAGATAACGACACGTACAAGAAGTACCTGTTCTGGAAGGAAGTATTCGATCCATGTTTCCCTGGGGTTGAAGCTCCACCGTATTCGTTCTACAAGATCACCACGACTGCACATAACCGCACCGGGATGAATGAGTGGTTCGAAAGCCTGGAAGATAAACGTCTGGGCATGCGCTTGAAAGAATGGGCGTTGGTAAACAAGAAGACTTCGTTGACATCTATTAACGTTCCGGCCATGGTGGTTGAGAACATGGGTGTCCCTGAAGCCATCACACGCGTTGCCGACGTACGTGCCATCATCTCCAACACCATGGGTGTGTTCTACCTGATCCTGGAGTCCCTAGGGATCTTCCTGATCGATGCTAATAACACTCGTCTGATCTCAGACTACTACTAACATACAGCCTCCCTCTACGGGGAGGCTTATGAGGGCAATAATGAACAAACGCATGAAACAACTCCGTCGTCGCAATGAATTGTTTATCTGGCAAGGTTATCGTACAGACAGTATCAACTGGGACGAGTATCGCGGTTTGGTGATCGCTGCATCATCCCCGGAAGATGCTATCCACATGTTTTGGAAGGGGTGTTTGTATCACGAACATACGTCTCTCTATTCTCTAACGGAAGAGCAGATTCTGGAACTGTTGGATGACGCCCAATCCAACGGTGCACCTATTCCCAAGATGTGGGAGAAACTCCTCGCCAAAGTTAAACCAAATTGGCAGGGGTGCTTTGGTAAATGGTCATGGGAAAAGGTAGGTAAATCTCTACCTGGGGATAGTGCTGGAATCATCATGACGGATTATCACAGTGGATAAAAGTACTCCGCTCGATCATGTAATACAGGAAGAAACCGCTTCGTTGCTTTCTTCATTCGCTGTACACCAATCACTCAAGGAACAAGGCCTCATGCAATCTCTCACAACCGCAAAAATGCTGGAAGAACTGACCCCAATCGTTGGTGCTTCCGAAGAAGTCTCCCTCACTGCCGGCGAACTGGCTGGTCTGGAAGCTTTCCGTGAAACCACCGGTGTGGCTGATGCCACTGCTGAAGGTGTTGTTCCCCCGGCTCGTGCTCTGACCAAGAAGCAACAGAAAGCTGCCAAGCACGCTCAGAAAAACATGATGCGTCAGATCAAGCAGTACCAGCGCCAGGGCCAAGCTGCCCACATCATGAACAAGCTGTTCCAACACTCGATCCGTACTCCGGAACAAGTGCGTCAGATCCACGCTCACGACCTGGCCAAAATGGAACTGCGCAGCCTCCTGGGTGACCGTCAAGCCGAAGCTTTCTTCAAAGCACCTGCTGACACCAAGACTCATGACTTCTTCCCGAAAGTCACCATCGACGCCAACCCGAAACTGATGGTTGCAGCTAACGGCGAATCCCGTACGCTGGCCCAGATCTTCGAGTACTTCATCTACAAGCACTTCATGCTGCTGACCGAGAAGGAAAAGGTCGAAGTTGCCGAGCCGCTGAACACCAGCATCGACTGGGCTGAAGTTGGCGACATTCCGAAGTACATCCCTTACGAGGAGAAAGCCGTTGAAGAAGCACAGCCCGCGACCGCAGAAAAAGAAGAAGCTGCGCAAGAAGCCTAAAGGTTTCCAAGACCATTCCCTGCGCCCGGGTTCGGGCTCAGTGTTGGCTGACAAACTGTGGACTGGTATCAAACGTGCCCAACCTGGGCATCGTGAACGTACCATCGGTGAAATCTGGGATCGCAGTGAACGCACTACGATGTTTACCCCGTACTACACACCCGCAGAAGTCATGGCCTGTAAAAACGATTAACGGCAAAAGGGCTACCCTTTGGGGTAGCCTTATGTCAGGTCTTCAATTAATCGACGAACATCGTCCCACAAACGTTTCATCATCGGGGACGCACCATTCATCTTCAGGGATTGTGAGTGCATTGCTTCCTGCAGTTCTCGCAAGACCTCGTTAGTCTGAGTGCGATCATAGCCAGGAGCTTTCTGGACCGAGTCCACCAAGTACTTGATGTAAGGTACTCGGGCTAATGCCAGTGCCCACTCATTCTGCAGCGTAACGGGTCCTTTGGGAAGTTGGATGATCTGCCACAGGTTATCTTTCAATACCATCGGAGTAGACTGTGCAAGCTCCGTGATCATACCGGTAAACATGATACGCTGTTCGACCGTGCGCTTGGCCATGGCGTCAACATCGGTCGTGTAATCCGGAATGTAGAAAGGGTGAGGTAATGGGTATTTAGTGGCTGGAAGTTTGTAGGCCATACGTGAAAGACGGTTGAAGTAAGCGATCTCCAAATAGGAGTCCAGACTATCAACCAACACGTGTGCACCAATGAACTTGTAGTGGTTAACGGAATCACCGTC